TACACAAGCACGACCTGCCTCTGCAAAGTGCATATTTTCCTTATAAGAAAAGTCTATGCCAAATAAATCAATACGACCTACTTTTTGCCATAGTGCAAAAGCTATAGCATAAGCAACTGTGTTATTGAGGTACGCGCATTTTGTTGCGTTACAAACATCTTCTAGTGGGTATAAAACTGGATTTTTTATCCTTTCATCTAACTCACAAGTGTAAACAGGCGTATTCTTTTTTGTAAGAAGTTTACGCATAACTTTTGTTTGTTTACCTGCATCATCTGAGTCAAAAAAGCGACTAGCAGGATCTAACATAAAAATTTTATGACATGGATATGTGTAACCTGCTGAGTTTATACACCAAATTTCATCCCAAGTTCTACCATTTTGTAAGCCAATAGCAAAATCAACTTGTGATATGCCAAGTCCTACTATGGCAACTTTTTTACCTTCTAATGTGTTTTCTTGCATTAAGATACGCCAGAGCGTAACGAATCATACCTGTATTCATCTCTTGTGCCACGACCTTCAGAAATATTTTTCATACGAGCAACTGCCTCCTTGAATCTCGCCTCAAACTGACCAATGACATCAGGCGGTTCTTTCAAAAAGATCGCGCCTTCAACTAACGAGCCATACAACAAAGCGTCTGGATAATCCGTTGACAAAAATGTTGTGCCGCTATCACTACCACTTGTTAGCGAAGATGGTTTATGTAAATAGTGTAACTCAACTGTAAAGTTACTACTAGGGATTGGTGCTACCTCAAAAGCAGTATCGTCAAATAAAGAATAATACTTTGGTTGACCTGTGGTGCTTGTAGAGGATATGTATTCTTTCATAAAAGATGGATGTTTAAAATCTAAATAGTCATAAGTGCTACTATCAATTATTGCAAGACTCATTGGTGCATAAAAATCTGTTGGCGTAGCTAAAAATCTATTACTAGCTGTTAGTGTGCCTTGCACATTTTTTCTTTGATTTGGTAATTGAACAAGGCTAAATATTCTATCCTCTGATTCTTTTATGAAAGTATCTAATTGATTTGTGAATGTGGTTTCAGATACTTGCAAATAATCTTGCACAGCTGTTTTTAATGTTGATAAAGTAAAACTCATGTTGTAACCGTAACTGATCCTAAATTTACACTCACCCCAAATGTAGGTAGTTGTTTACCTAGTTTACCATCTCCAAAGTTGGTATAAACAGCAAAAAAATTATTATCATCTTTTTCTTGAGGTCTTGCGTCTTTTAGAGATTGTGGATCTTTTGGCGCAGGTCTTGGCATTAGCTGTGGATGTTTTGCATCAAACTGATCAGGGCCTACTAATAGACCATCCCAAGTTTTTTTCATATCTTTCAATCTGTATCTAAAACCTGTTAGATCACATATTCCGTATGCTTTTTTGCCAGATGCGTATGCCATTATGCTCTATCGTAAGTTCTTAGGTTTGGTGAAATTCTGAATGATGCTCTATCTTCATCTGTTGACATGGCTCTTTCAAACTCTTCTTCATATAAACTTTTAAGTAAAGCAGTTCTTTCTGGCGCTCTTTTTAAAGAAATGTAATATGCTAAACCAGCAGCTAAACAAGGATAAAATCTAAATGGTACATCTAAAGTGTTTGTAGCGGCATCTGCATCATCCATTCTTGTTAAAACATTCATGTGAATTGTGTATGTGCTACTTTTATCAGGCGTGGGCCATACATTTATTGTTGGAGTAATCTGTTTGTTAATAAAAAATTGGTTAGGTTTACCTGTTGTTGACTTAGTAGCAATATTAGAATATTCAGCACGACTTAATCGTGTCATTGGTAAATCTGTTGTTTCACTACTTACAGTTTCTCTTATAAAAACATCAAGAACATCAATAGGTGCAGTTGCATTTGATGAATCAATATTGTAAGTCTTTGTATCTTTAACCATGGCTACAGTTTTTTCTGTAATTGTCCATTGATTTAAACCACGATTTGACCATTCTGCTAACATAAGATTTAAACTTCTATTTGCAGTTTTAAGATCATATCCTGTGCGTAATTCTATACCACAACGCTCAAAAGCCTCTTCTACATAATCTGCTACATCTAATTCAAAATCTTTACTGCTTGATGTTGCCATTATTTCTTACGCTTAGTTGTTTTAAGACTTTTTTCAATAATTTTTGCTTGTGCAGCATGAGATTTAGATGCTTTTTTCAAGGCACTTATTAATTTCTTTTTTTGTGCTATTGTTAACTCAGCCATCATCATCCTCCATAGGATTGTAAATATTATCGAAAACTCTGTTTACATCTAAAGTATAGTCTAAATCAGATTTTGAATAATGTATATGTGCTGATGGTCTAAAGTCAGGCGCACCTTCGCCATGCGTAAACCATGCTGGATGAGTTACACGAACTCTGTTGTTAGGCAAAGCTACGATGTTTCCTGTCCACTCACCTGCATCTAATAGTTCCATCACATGACTTTGTTTGTGTTGTGCAGGATCATCAGCTATTTCGCTATTTGTGTAATCTACCGTAAACATATACTTAGCAGGGAAGAATTGACCATCAATTTTAGCGATCCAAGGACAAGGTGTTGCTCTATTAATTATGTGAACCGCATGATCATGCGATGAACAATCCCACGGTTGTGCATCATGGACAGCCATAGGAGTAGGCCATTCAGTAAATTCTGTATCACCAACTAAAGCTGTAATAGGCATCCTAGCCCACATAGCGCCACCATGCACTGTATCTTCAGGCTCACCATCTGGTGCTATACCTGTAAAAATAACTTGAAAACTAAGACATCTACAAGGCATGGTTGTAACGCCAACAGCCATGGCGTGTAAGAACTCGCCATGATAATCCTCGTGATTATGAGTGTATTCTTTTCTAACCCAACATTTAAAGTAAGGTATGTTTGAGTGTAAGTACGCCACAATACTTATTTGTAATAAAGATTATTTTCTTCCGAACAAACCCATATTACCTTTTACGCCACCTTTAGACTTCATTTTGCCACCACTTTTTCTGCCCTTTGCCATCATCTTGCCGCCTTTTTGCATACCTTTAGCAATAGATTTTTCTAAAGCCTCTTTGCTTTTCTTAATTCTTTCACCTTTTGACAGTTTTTTTAAAGCACCACCCAAAGCATACATCTTGCCGCCTTTTTTCATACCTTTGGCTTTCATTTTGCCACCCATTTTCATGCCTTTAGCTTTCATTTTATGTTTCATCATTTACTCCTAGTTTCTACCAAACAATCCCATATTAGAAATGTTTGATTTAGATATATTACCACCTTTTGCCGCAAAAGTTTTTACATTTGTTGGTTTTCCACCAACGCCTTGTTTTTTTGCTCTTTTTCTACGAACAGCTGATCTAATTTGTGATTTGGTCATGCGTTTTGCTGTAGATCTTGGAACACATTTGGGGTATTTTCTTTTTGAGCCTTTAGCTGATGGTCTGCCACATTGTTGAAATTTACCATCTTTTTTTGGCGCACCAATATCCACCCAATCACCTTTAGGGCCTTTACCAAACCATTCTTTTAAAGACATTACTTTTTCCTTGCCCTTCTTATCTGTTCTTTGCCCTTTTTAAATACATTAGCAATACCTGTTTTACCCATCACTTTTGCTCTTTGTTCACCTACCGTCAATATTTGTATTTTTCTTGCAAACGGTTTTTTAATTCTTTTCACTTTATTAACTGTTGCGTTTGCATCTTTCATGGTAGCGAACTTGATGCTAACAGTGTCTTTTGGGTTTTCGTCAGTATATAACCTACGACCAGAGCCTTTAGGTTTTTTTCCTGTGCCGACTTTAGGATCTGGTTTTTTTCTTACCACGCTTTTTTCTACCTGCACAATGTGCTTTTTCGCTAAAACCTTTTGGGTTTTTGCAATTTACTTTTCTTTTCCTAGCGGCAGACCATTTAGCCACGAGGCACTTTTGTTTGTTTTCTTTTTTCGTTCATAATAGCACCACAGCCTCTTGCTTGTATCCTTACTGCACCACCTTGACTCATAAAACCCATTTGATTTCTTACTTTTTTAGGTAATTTTGGTAAACCTTTATTTTCTTTTGGTATAGGTTTTAAATCTCTTGCAGATATTTCGCCACCTTCAGCTTTTTTAGCACCGCGATAGCCTCCGCCTCTTT